TGCTGCTGCATCTGCCGCTGGTACTCGTAAGGGTCAACCTGTTGTTGCTGTGGACTCATCTGCTGTTGATACTGTTGCAGCATGTATTGCTGATATTGCATCGGATCCATCTGCTGCGGATCAGTCGGCTGCTGATAGGTCGCAGGGTTATTGCTCATAGCGTTGTAATAGCCAACGTTTATCGGAGGTATGCTGCTAGCAAAATTGTTCTGAGTTGACTGCATCATGTTGCCGAAGTCCTGACCACCAAACATTGCATTTCCGTACATTTCAATACCTTTTGAGTTAATTAATATGGGCTAAGATCCATCAATGCCTTGGCTAGTTCTTTTTCTCGCTCGCCAAGGTAGTCGTAACCTTGCTTCATGGCTCCAAGGATGTAGCTCTCGCCTGCAGCCTCTTTAATTGCTGGGATATACGGACTAATAGCGCCCCCTATTGCTTGCATGGCTTGCTCGCCGTACTGAGGCCCAAGCTCGGTTCTAGGCTGGTAGTTGAAATAATCCTCGGTTTCCCTACGAGCCTGCGCTATTTCATCTGCAGTGCTACCAGTAGCGTATCGAGCAACAGCCCCAGGTGCCGACATTACCGGCGCAAACATTGCTGACGCAATATCAGCAGATAGGTCAGCAATCCCTGCAGTTTTCATTATTCCGCTGAGTAATGACTGCTGCACGTCACTTAAAAAGTCGGGTTCAGGCTGATTGACTATATTACTCAGAAAGTCATCATTGGCCTGCTGCATTAGGTCTGCACCCGTTGGCGCTGGCGGCTGTGCTGCGATGATTGCCTCTTCGTCCTGCGTGACTGGCGCTGACCTGACGCCCATCCCGCCCATTCCAGCTTGTGCGTTCGCCTCTATCTGCGACCAGTTGTCCTGCAGTTGCTGTGCTTGCTCTTGTGGAACCTCAGACAGCAGCTCGGCCTTGGCCTCTTCTGGCGCTATCCCAGCAGCCGTCAGCCCAGACCCTAGAGCCAAAGACCACAGCATTTTTCCGTTCTCATCAACTGGCGGCAGATCATGAACGCCACGTTCAGCGTTTATCTGATAGACCTCGCTTGGGGTTAGAACCCTGTTGACCTTCATGTCCCCTGCAATCAACCAATCGCCAGTCATGTTGGGATTGGTCTTGTATCGGTAATAGCCACCTTCTGGTATCTGGTCGGTTATTTGCGCCGTTCTCGGTATCGGCTTGCCTGCCTTGCTGTACTCCATTCGAGAGTCTGCAACAGACTGCCAATCGACATCTGCTGGCATCTCGACCTCGGCCCATACTTGGTCTGCTGGACGATAATCTGGAGCCTTTAATGAGCTATCAGACTTGCCTCCAATATGAGTTGCAACTGGCGCGTCTCCTGCGTGCCAACCTGGTCGATAAGCCAACGGGCCAATGCTTGACTTAACCTTGCCAGCGTCGGTTAATGATCCAGACTCTGCCGGGTTCCATTCGCCCATCCTTACCGGCTTGTTGGCGTTTACGAATAACGGGAACAACTCATCAGTGTTGCCGCCCTTTGTCCTGAACAGCTTGTATGCCTTAATCGTGTTCGTGTACTTGTCGGCTTGCTCAGGGCTGATCTGGCCCTGCTCAACCATTCTAGCGACACCCTCTGCCTGTGGACTGGTGACTTTTTCATAGGCTGATGCAAGGCGCTTGATCCCAGAGCTAATCGGCCCAGCTTGAGCCTCTTCTGGCTCGCCCATCAGTGCCATCGCTGCAATCGGGATGCTTACCCCGAACTTCTTGCTGATCGCTTCGATCCGTGGACGTTGCTTGTCGTAAAGTCTGCGTAGAAGTTTTTCATCAACCACCCCTTGGCTTAACTCATGGTTCATGCTCAGTGCGCGTATGTCTGCAGCGTCTCCTGTTAGCTCACGACCTTTGTCTTCCATCAGCTCTCTGGCGTCAATATCAACATCCAGCTTGCCAATACCCTGACCTTTCAGTCCACCACGGTACGTTGGATGATCTGATAACTGATCCATTGATGACGAATCTGAAATCTCAATTTGCCCAATATTCTGAATGCTGCCGTCAGGTGCCATGTACTGAGCCGCGTCACTTGTAGCTGCGCGAGCCTCTCCCATTGATAGTCCACCTTCAACATCACGGAATTGCTTGTCGATAATGTTTGCCACAGCCTTGCGCTTGTTACCGTGAACCTCGCGGAACACAGCATTGGCTTCAGGGTTCATGACCCCCTTCCAGCTTGGGATGACCTTCCTGATTTGTTCGTCTAGCCTTTTAATGTCCGATCTTCCCATGCCTTGTCTAGCGTAGTTGATCATCACATCCAGCGGCATGGTGGCAAAGTCAATTCCTGTTGGAGCCATTGTGTATGGTAACAGTAGCGGGTCTTTTTTATATTTTTCGCGTAGCTCCAAGGCGCGTTTGTACATTGACTTGACTACGGCTGGATCGGATGCCCAGACAAGATCTCCAGACTGTGGATCGAACATGAAGTCTCGACCGCCGCGCAAGTTTACTGGGTCGATTTCCTTGCCCTTGACGCTAGTCACCACGCCACCAGCCGCTGACCTGTCAGATTGGGTCAATATGTAAGGGCTTCCCTCGTAATCGTATAGCGCCTCTGAACGGCCAATATTCATTAGCCTTGGGTCAACTGTTGTCTCCATTCCCTCGAGATCGGTTAGCACGCCCTTTCTTGTGCTGCCACCGGCAACTGGCTGACTAAAACGAGGATCAATAATGCGACGTGCTCCCGCACTCAAGGCACCAGCTTGGGCCTCTTCTGGGGTCATGGTGCCTGCTGCGACTGCTGAGGCTAGTGGAACGCTGATGCCGTATTTCTTGGTGATGTCGATCAGCTTGTCGTCATACACTACATAGTTCTTTGTCTTTGGCCCCTTGCCAAACCGCGTCTGTGCGTCAGCGTATTGGACGCCCTTGATGCCTGCATCCTTGAGCATTTGAGCCGCGTCTTCAGCGCCATCCTCTTCAAGCCATCGAACAAGATCCATGCCGTATGCGTTATCGCCTCGACGCTCCGCAGCATTGTACGCGCCTTCTTCTGCGTACTCATACCAGTCTGTCTTCTTCAGCGCGTTCATTACGCTTTCTGACTGCTCATCAAGTGGCAAATCCCAGTCGATGAACTCATCCGGTGTAGCGTCTATGTTGACCTCGTACATCGAGCCTTTTTGTCTAAGTTTTATCCCTTTCTCGTCCAAATACTTCTTGATCACAGGATAACCGGGTGAATTTCTTGCTTGATCACCATCACGCGCAATTATCGACCACATGGTAGCCGCTCGGTCAGCATCAACAACGCCCATCCCGTCAGCCCTTAGTCTTTCGGTCAGATCACTGGTTATTGAGTTTGTTTGTTGTGGAATCCCAGAGCTATCAACCCAATCTGCGCCAGCTATTCTGTCCCGATAACCCTCTGCCGTCTTCTCTCTCTCGGCAAAATAAAGGCCACGACTGTACGCTTGAGCGCCTTCGCCAGTCCCAATCTGGGACGTGCTAAACTTATCAAAGCTGTAAGGCGAGCCGTGATATGCTTTAATGCCTTCGGCAGCCTTGACATCGCCAGCATCAGCACGTCTTGCCAGCTCTTCAATTGCCCTGGTCAGCTTGGACATTATTGACCTCGCGCAATGTTGATCAGCTCTTCCGTAGTCATGTTGGCCATGTCAGGCTCACGCTGCGGCATCTGCTGACGCATTCCTGGTGGCATCTGCTGACCAAACCCTTGCGGTGCCTGCTGTCTCATGCTCTCGCTCATCTCACGGACTTGCTCTGCAGCCTTGATCATTCTTGCCTGATCTTCTGACTTGATGCTGCTCAGTGTCTCCATTGTGTCAGCCTTGGTGTTCTCAGCCTTGGCAACGGACAGCAGGGTATCGGCCTTGGTCTTCTCGGCCTTGGCCACTTCATTGGCTGCTGCAGCTCTCAGGTACTCAGCATTAGCGTCTGGTTGTGCATTCTGTGCGGCCTCTGCAATATCAGCGGCTTCCTGTGCTGATGGCTCGATAACGCCCATCTGAACCAGTTTCTTGCGGTAGAACTTCCGAACGTCGCTCAAGCCCTCGCCTTCCATGTTCATCATCGCCATAGCACTCAGGATCGCCATGTTCTCTGGGTCTTGAGTCATCTGCATCATTGCGGTAATTGATCTAACCGTTGATGCTCGCTTGCTTGATGAGCTGGGGCCAACGTCAACCGACAGGTCAAACTTTGCCTCGCGCAGATCGTTCTCGTACTCAATCTCGCCGGTGTCAGGGTTCAGCATTGGCTTGCCCAGCTCTACCTGGCCAGCCTCGTACTCGGAGTTAAGGGTCTTCATCTTGCGGCCACGCTCGACCAGGATGTCCTTAGCCATTGATAGCCAGACCTCACCAGATCGCTTGATAGCCTTGCTCATGTTAGACATGTAGATGAACGCCTGCATATCCAGACGTGACTGTACCAGCTCGATAGCCTTGCCACTGACGTTGGGTTGTAGCTGCTCGCCAGCGTCCTGCTTGCCCAGCAGATCCTGCATATCCATCTCAGTAATCTGCAGTAGCGCGGCCATTGCTGCAGGTATCTGTGGCGACTTGGTGTATCCAATGGGGCCAGCGGGTAAAGATTGACCTGATGCGTCAGTGATCGGGTTGACCAGCAGGTAAGGGTAATCCTTGATGTTATCCTCGGCCCACATCATCTCAAACCCGGCCATCTGCTCTGGCAGCATGATTGGCTTCTCAATCGTAGACAATGCGCTGATCTCAGCCAGCTTGGATAGCTGCATGTTCTTCAGGCGCTGTACGTCCTTGGCCAGACGAACGTGACCCATGCAACGCTCGATGTTGTCCACAAACCATCGCTTGCCGTACACCATAACGATTGGGATGCACTGCCCTGCAATGTAGCCGCAGTCTTCAAGAATCTTGCTGCCAGACATTATGTACTTGTGAATTCGCTTCTTCTTGGTCTTCTTCTCGCCGGTTAGCTTGGTGCCAATCGCCATCAGGGTATCTTCTAGCGTGTCGTCTTCCTCGAAGTCTGAGTCAGTGTATCGCTCTTCTTCGCCTTCCAATGTGGTGTAGATGTAGACCGTGTGCTTGACCTCTTCAACCTTGTACATCTCGGCAACGTATACCACGTCAGCAGTACACCAGTCGAACTCAGCCATAGTTACATCTTTAGACCAGCTTGCAGGGTCATCGCCCCACTCCTCGATGTACTCGCTACTACTCATGCTGGTCAGTACATAGCATCGCCTGGCGTCTGACTTGTCCTGGCGCTTGGCACCAAGGTCAAAGAATACAGATGAGTCGGCGTCATAGATTGGCTCGATGCTGACACGCTGACGGTCATCGTCATCATCCTCTTCGT